GCTAACGATTGGGTGTGAAGCTGAGTTCAGCTGCACGCCATCACCACCAGTGTAAGAACTGTTAAACGCACGATTCAATACGTTTGCGCAGAGCAATTCTTTGGTTTCCACCAAAGACTGTGCTAAGTGCTTAGCATAAACCTGACCGATACGGATATGGTCACCGTCTTCAACCAACACTTTGGTCAAGGCAAATGCCAAACCAAACACTTGGTAGACGTAGCGTTGTAAGAACAACACGCCACCTTGTTGATAGGTAACAGGTGAGCCATCAGGCAACTGAGGCGCAGCACCGAAACCATACAATACAGGCTCTTCGTGGTAGTTACGTGGAATACCAGCTTGTTCACGGAATACAGTGGACCACTCGTCTGCACGTTGGTCATAAACACCGTCAAAAGCCTCATTTAGGATTGGTTCTACGATTGAACGGAAATCCGTACTTCTCATTGGAGCAGCCATGTTCTATTCTCCTTATGCTATGGCAGCAACGTTAGCAGTAAACTGCTGTTGCGAGATTTGAACACGTACGATCACATAGGGATCGCCCCAATTGTTGTCTGGATACGGAGCGATATCAATCACACGCAGTGTGTTGTTACCACTTGCTGTTCCAGAGCTAGACATCGTCGCTGCAGACAAACCAGTAGTGGTTGAGCCTGCATATGGATTCGTGATGTCAAATTGGCTACCGATTGAGGTTTGTGCCAATGTGCCGTCAGATTGAATCTCATACACGATTTGTTGGTCTTGGTAGAAATAAGCAACGATGTTGGTGCCAGATGTGCTGGCTGGCCAATTGTTACTTACACGACGACGACCAGTTGTGTCAGTCCATTCAACACCGTCAAATGCGCCTTGGATAGAGTCAGTGCCGTCGGAACGGACAATAACACCACCAGACAATTGAACTGGTTGACCTTTCAACAGGTTTTGGGCATAGCCCGAGGTAATACCATTCGTTAGCGCAATAGCACGATCCAAACCTGTTGGATGGTACACAGGGCGCATGCCAAATGGTGCAGATGTTGCAGACATAAGTTGCTCCTTGAAAAGGTTAATTAAAAAGTTTTGGCTTCGCTTTTTTCAAAGCTATCGGCAAAATCGCTATTAACGCAATTTTCAGGGATACTACGAATCTTCAAACTAAGCGACTTAGGTTCTTCGCTTATTTTCCATCATTATAACCCCATTTGTTAATAAAAACAAACAGGGCTATAAAAATTAAAACACAGGTGCTTGTCGACTTTGGTCGAACTGCATGCCATCACCTTCGATTTGACCGAGACGCTTACCATTACTGTCCTTGGCATTCAAGAGTTGGTCTTGTTGGACCTTGATTTTCTCTTGTTCTTCCATTGGAGCGTAGTGGTGCATCTCTGCCATGATCTCTTGGTACACTTCATTAGGCATTTTGTAAAGAATCATCTCGTTACAAGCAACATGACCTTCCAACTCACCTGCTTTCACGTGGTAATTCTCAAAGCCAGGAAGTTCCTCGGCTTTTACAGGCGTATAGCCCATGCGCAAGCGTTTGTGGATAGGGTCGTATTGGTTTGTAGAAGACAACCAGCACAGGTGAAATCCAGGAATTTCTGGTGGAGTGGGAAGAGCCTCTTGCATCCACTCAGAGCGGAACATACGACGACGTTCTTCCGAGGAAGCAAAACTATCTTCAGGCGCAGCACGTGTCCTATCGACGACCGCACCACGATTTTCACGACCAGAGTTAGTATTTTTCTTTAAGCGATTGTCCATTTTTAACCTCGATTCTTGTTAGAGCGATCCCATTCAGCGTACTTGCGAATGGCGTTTTGACGAGCAGTGGGATTATCCCAAAGACCAGCTTCCTTCATAGCAGCGACACGATCAGGACTTAGTCTAAACTCGTTAGACTTTGTCGTTGCCATCGTTTCTCTACCAGAACTTGTCATCACAGATCGAGGTCTTTTTTGTTGAACATTACCTGCATTATAACCGCTATTTGATTTTTGCGGCAAATATCTTTGCATACGTGTGTCCAGTTCATCCCAGTAATCTGGAGAAGTCGGGTCGAACCCTTCTTCCGTCAGTTTTTTGTCGACCAATTGGGCGATTTGCGACTCCTCGTTGCGACCTTGTGGGTCGTACCAAGGATTTTCTTCCATCCAATCAGAAGCCATACGCTGAACCATGGGGTCTGGAGCGTTGATGTTCTGTTGAGGTGTGGTCATTTGCTTGGTGGCGTTGGTCTTGAGCATCTCAAGAGACTCCATCCTGCGCTTAGATTCATACCACATCTCTTGCGCCTGAGCCAAACTCTCGCCATCGTTGCGAGTGACAGCCTCTTTCATTTTCATTTTGGCATATTCGACTTGCACACCAGCGTCTTCGATCGCTTTATCAACACGTGCCAACTCGGCACCATTGGTTTTGCGCTCGACTGAAGCCAGTCGGTCAGCCAATTCTGAGTTTTGCTTCTTGAGTGCGTTGATTAAGTAGTTGGATTCCTTCGCTTTCTCACGATGGATCTGCTTTTTCAACCTGCGCTCTTCACGTCGAGCAGCCCGAATCTCTTCTCGCTCGGGATCTACATCGTCATCTTTTCGACCTGTTGGTTCATCGTCATGATCGTCGTCATGATCCTGAGCGCTGTCTGCGCTTTGGTCTTGTGGATTGTGTTCGCCTTCAGGCAACATTACTGCCGCACCTCCGTCGTCCAGCTCGTCCACTTGCATTTCTGCTTTTTCAGTTGAGTTCATACAGTTTTCCTCTCAAAACTTTAGATGAATGCTTTAATTTCTCGTGGGTCGCCTGTGACTTTACCGATTAGTTCGTGGTCGTTGAAAAACGTGAACAACGCTTTTCCCTTTGCACCACTCTCGTCGGTGAAATCTACTTCCCAGCGATCACCACCCCACTTAGGCACACGCACGTAATCACCTACTTGCGCCCAAGCACCTTCTGGCCATGCAGCCATTGTTTCACGATTCTTGAACGCCAGTGCTCCAACTGCGATCACTTTGCCAATCATCGTGTTCCACTTCTCAGTTTCCTTGACTTCTTCGGGAATATAAATTCCAGCGGAAGTTACTTTCTCTTTCACAGCCCGCAATTGAACCAATACCCTGCCACCATACGGTGCCATCAATGGGTCGATTGTTGGGAATGCTTCTGCAAGCGTCTGTTCGATATCATTCGACATCTTTATCCTCTTCTGATAGTAAGTTGTTTAAAATTTCCAAGGCTTCTTGCAAGCCTTGATTCTGGCCAACCAAACGCTGATAACTTTCGAAATTGACGCAGTTGCCGTTTACTAGCGACTCTGCAATTTCCTGTTGCCGACGTTTGATGCCGTTGATGAGGTCGTTTGGGGTTACCATTAGCGACCTCGAGCTGAACCTTTTCTACCAACCGCAATAGCGATCATAAGTCCAGGTTTTTTCGCACTGCCACCTTTTTTAAGGGAGGCAATCTTTGCTTTACCAGCATTAAAGTCGACACCTACATTCTTCTTGTCGCCCATTGCTGGTAAATTTGCTGCTGCGGCATTTGAAACAGCACCGCCATTAGCGTAGCCTTTCACTTTACCGCCTTTTTTCATTACGTTACCTTCTGTGATTCCCATAGCCATTTTCTTATGGGCATTGATTGCTTCAGTCATAGTTTTCTCCTAGGGTTGAACTGGTGGTTGGGGCATTTGGTTCGGCATAGTGGCTTGCTCAGCCATAGCAGCTGCTTGCTGTTGTGCTGCTGCTTGTTGCTCAGCCATTGCTTGTCGTTCTAATTTATCTCTTTCAAACTGCTGTTCCATCGTCATGACATTAATGTCGTGAGTTATTTCCGCAGCTTTCATTTGCTCGTCAGTGACGATCTTGGCTTGCTTTGCTTCCTTGTCATCTAATTGCTTTTGTTGACGCAATTGTAAATCGATCTGATCGTAGGTTGCCTTGCGCTGTGTTTCTGCCATCTGAGTTTGAGTAATTGCTTGAATCTCAGGAGGCATAGGTTGCTGACTCTTCATCTTCTGCACCATCTCGAGCGCCTGTTGCAATGCAGGGATAATCGTTTCTGCAATTTTTGCAGCGTCTTGATGCACATGCTTACCAGCAGCAGCTACCAACTTCTGCGCTTCTTGCATAATTGGCTCGACCTTCAAGACGTTGAATGGACGATCCAGTGCAGCGGAAGTGTATCCGTCGACTTGGTTCAAATACCAAAGTGTCAAGTGTTGCTTCATATGCTCCAAGAATGCAGGCACGAATGTGGGCGCCATGATCGGGTTGGAGCCATACATTGGATCTTTGAAATAGTCCAAGTGCGTAATCATATGAGCCAACTGATCTTGGATCGGGAACGCACCGACTGGCTTGCCGATTGTCATTGCCACATTCTCGAGTGCAGGATTCATATCCTTCACGTCTTGTGGGTCTGGCAACACTTCGTTCACGTCTGGCAACTTTATTTGCTTAAGTATCCGCTTCTCAACAGCGAGTCGATTGTACAAATCAGGGTTAGCAGCGGCACGAGCAGCCAAGGTTTGTATTTGTGCATAGCGCTGGCTTTCTGCAAAGATGTGTGGGTCAGAAACAGGGATAACGTCTGGATTGGAGATAAAGTCGTCAGCGGTTACGTCTAAATCTTCAACAACTTCGTTCTTGCGTTGCTCGTCCAAATACCAACGATTGAGTCGACCGAGCACCTTGAACACTCTGCGTTGCGAGTCGTGCAAGCGTGCATGAATCGAGCTAAACACAGCAGCACCTTGTTCGATCAGCGCTTGCGTTGTGCCCACTGGCGCATTCGCAGTTACATTAGCGATCTTCTCTTCGGAAGTGGTAACAACACCCTTAGCTGCATCCGTGAGCCAACCGAGCAATTGCATCAACACTGGCGAGGGTTGGTTGAACGGCACTGGCATGGCAATCTTGCGCACGTCGTCCACTCCTGGAGCGCCTTCGATTTCCGTGACCTGAGTTGGTTCGATAACTAAGGACTGGCCAGAGATCTTGCCACCTTTCAACTTCAACATTGTCGGAGCCGTAGCAATATGCGCTGAGTCCAGCAATGCACGCAATGCACCTGTTAGTGCAGCGCTGAGACCGCCAATAAGGTGAGGCAAACCAATAGCATAAGCGCCTCGCCAAGGAATGAACTTGAACTCAATAATGTGGTCGAGTTTAGTAAGTGTTTCATCGCCATCCTCCCAGTTTCGGTAAAGTCCGACCACCTCACGCTCATTTTCGTCAATCATCAAGACGTAAGGTGCTCGCTCTTCTTTGGTGACCTTGTCACCTTCGAGTTGCATAAAGGTTTGAATGTGGTAAACTCGACGGATGCCGTCGATGTTATTGCTCTTCGGGTTACGACCTTCGATCTTGTCGTTGGCTTTCTCAGGTTTTGTTTCTTCAGGCATCTCGGACGAGATGTATGCGTCGATGTCTTTATACAAACCTGACTCAACTCGGATTTCGAATTGTTCTTGCGTGATGTCTTGGAATTCTGTAACACGCTCTGCGGTGTAGAAATTTCCAGCTGCGAAAGGTAAATAGATATTGTCAATAGGCACAAACTCAGCGCATGGGCGCTTCTTAGTTTCGTCCCACCACATCTTCATATACTGCGAACCACCGAGTGGGAGTTGAGTCAACATCTGCTCTTGCTCGTCTCGGTACTCTTCGATCTGCTCGGTCAACTGCCAATTCATGTAGTCACGCTTGCGCTCTGCCTTGGCGACTTTCTCTTCGGTTACCTCGCCGATGATCTTTGTCTTCACTGGTCCATCTGGTGGGAACAATTCTTTGATCGCACGTGCGGCAAAATCTACGCAAGCCTCAGCCATCACAGGGTGCACGACTTTGCTGGCGCCCATGAACTGTGCGCCTCCAGGAGCGTCATGTCCTAAACCAGTGCGACGCAGTCCTTCTTCGTATTGCTTGTCACGCTCTTCACGTGCTTCTTTGTCTTTGTCGATTAGGTCTAAATACTTTAGCGCAATCTTGCTCAGCTCCCAGTTGTCCAGCTCTTCAGCCATGTTGGCATAGAAGTCTGGGCTTTCTTCTGGACCTTTTAAGTCGTCCATGCGAACGATCGCTGATCCGTCAGGCAACTCTTCAACTTCAGATTCTTCTTGGTCAAACAATTGCGAAAGTGGTTCGTCACCTTCCAAGTTTTGTGCCGAATCGCCTTCAAGTGGATCAATGTAGCGATTGTAGTCCTGTGGGATTGGCATTTCAGTAGCCATATATTATTTCCTTTTAATCCAATTGTCTGGTGTCATGCGATGCTTTTCAACAAAGTCGTCATGCAATTTCTTCGGTGCAGTTTTATGCCGTTTCGATATCTCGGTCATAAGTTCGTCGATAGACTTGTAGTCGGTCTTCGGCAACTTAGGCAAATTAGACTCTAGGCTTCGCACTGCACCACCTTTAGCGAATTGTCTTCTGTATTGCAGGTTAGCGCCAAGCACAGGCTTACCACCTTGCGCAGGTTGCATAACATTCACACCTGCGAACCCATTGCCACCGAGCGGAACTCCGTAGCCAGCTTGGTAGCCTGTCATGCGAGCAGGCATTTGCGGACTTTGCATGCCTTGCACTCCTAAGTGTGCCATTCCTGGACCAATGGGAGTGCGGTAAGACAAGTCGCCCATGTAGGTGTCGGGTGCGTGACCCAACTTGGTGACTCGCCCACTCACCATACCGCCCAGAGCAGGTGTGCCATACTCGCCATAAATATTCGTGCGTGCAGCTGGTGGTTGGGCATTCGGTATATCGCTACGTGCTGGCGCTTGATGCCGTTGTAAAGCGAACTTCATGTAGTCCTGCTCGAATTGCTTAACAATTCCTTGCTCAGTCGTCTTGGAACTGTCGGGATTGTCCATCGTGCGAGAGTAGAACTGCAACGATGGGTCGCTGTCGGAAACAGAAACACCGCCACCGTCTTTGTAGCCTTCTGGCGTTGGTCCACGCACATCATTGACCAAGTCGCTAAAATCAGAAGCGTGGACGAAACGATCCATGTTCGGGTTAGCAGCCTTGACCTTGTTGTAAAGTTCAGAGCTATTCACAACGCCAAAGTCGCCACCATAGTTGTCGTTTAAGAAACTAACAGCGGACTTTTTATTATTCATGTCAATCAAGTCTACGTAGTCTAAGTCGTGAACCTTACCAATGTTGGGCTGAGTGTTCAAGAAGTCACGAACCATCTCACGATACTTGTCGGTGACTGCTCCATTGGACTTTCCTTTGATTTGAGTTATGTCGACTGTTTCATAAGAGTTGTCCCGAGCCCACTTGTCGGCTTTTTGGAGCTGCCCACCTGTGTAGTAGTTTTGCCACGTCTGACTGTTCGGTGCGTAGCCAAGTTCGTTTGCTTCTTGGGCTGCTTCCTTAGCGAATTGCTCTGCTACTTCAGGAGGCAATTCTAAAGGACGTTCAACTCCAGGAACAGCTTCAATCGTTACGTGTGGTTTGTTCTTCGGATCACGCAGCGTGAAAATTCTTGAAGTTCCGTTGACAACGTCGTCGGTGTAGCCACCAACACAGTGACCCATCATCTCACCTTCGTTTTTCAAAGCCTTGTCGAGTTTAGTTACATTCTCTGTGAACAGGCTAGACAACTTGTCCATTGAAGTAGCGCTGGCGTAGTTGTTCCCGTCTTTATCGATTGCACGGAACCAATCCTTGCCATTTTCATCTTTGTAGGGTTCGACCTTGTAACCTTCTGGCACATTCTTCGGAGTGGTTAGCTCGAGCCACTTGTAATTGTCGTCGTATTCTTTTACCTTTGGGAAGTCTTTTATGCTTTCAGCAGTCGCCTTTTCCATCTGAGCAGCACGCCAGTCATTAATCTTACTGACTCGCTCGATCGCTTGTGGCACTGTCATCTTTTCTAGCGATTCAGGTTTAAGACGCAAGTTCATTGGCAGATCTGAGTTCGGACGAATCGCATTCTCAAGTTCGTCAGTGAGGTGATCAAAACCAAGATCACGCATCGAACTGTTGTAAACTTGATTAACAGTTGCTTCAGGATTCTTTTGTTCAAGCACGTCGAAGCCTTGCGTCTTGGCACGTGCTGGGAAAGATTGATTAAACTCTTTCACACTCATCGGTGCTACAGCTAAGTCAGTTCGAGCTTCCCAGTCTTTGCCTTTGCTTGTTTGAGCGTAGCCTTCTTTCGGCATACCACCACGCAAACGATTGTCCCTTGCATCTTTGAACAGTGTCCAATTTTCACCAATGTCTTGAATGTGCGACACCTCTTTGTCAGCCATCAACCGCACTGGGTCGGTCGGAGTGGCCATGTCGTTGCGAACATAGTTCTTCAACTTTGTATCGATCCACTGATTGATGAAACCTTGCGGAGTCTTGCCAGACTCCAAGGCTTTGAATTCGTCTGGGTGATTCTTTGCCATCCACTCCCAATAATCTTTTGCGTAATGCATTCCGTGTTGGCCAGTGCCACGGAAATAATTTGCATAGTCTTCGTCGATGTGAGGGAATTCAGCACGGATGTAGTTGCCACCAGTTTGAGTTAGTGGTTTGGTTGGGTCAACTGCAGGAATGTCACGTTTGAGCATCCCCACTGCGTGGTCGAGATTGTCAGTTCCCCAGTTGCCACCTTTGGGCTTCACAGCGCTGAGCACTGGTGGGTTGATGAACTGTGCGGGCATTCCAGGAATCAGCGACTCGCCTGCAAGGATCTTGTTGGTGGCTGTCTCGGCTAATGCCCGACCAGCTGCTGGCGCTCGCTTGATTGCGCCAGCCACCGCAAACGGATCCACCATCGCACCGACGACGTTGCTACCCAACTTGGTCGCCACGTTTTCCGTGTGGCCACCCATCTTGGGCATCATGTTCACGTATTGTTCGGTTGTGAAGGGTGCTGGCGCTTTGGCCAACACGTCTTGCGCTCCTTTGGGAAGATACGGAACTGCGTAATCACGCAACAGCTCGTTCACATCTCCGACGACTCCAGGAATCGAAGCCACAGTGCCTTTAGCAGCACCGAACAGCATGGGCGCCAATCCGTGGGTGAATGCGTAACTTAACTTGGCTTGATCTGCTGGCATTGTCCGACCAGGACGATTCGGAACTGCAACTCGGTTCTGCTGGGCAAGCGCCAAGCGCATTTCGTCAGGAGTCGGATTAGACGGCATACGGATTCACCCTCTTCGGTTTTGTCTCGTCGACGTACTGGTCGCTGTTGTCTGGTACATAATCAATCGTTAAGAATCCAATGTCCCGTAATATTCGCAATGCCTGCGACGTGCTATCCACCAAGTCGTCGTGGCGCACTTCGGGGAACGAACAGATTTGATTAATCAGCGGTTCGCACCAATCCCTTGCGCATCCAGCCTTCTTTGTAGATTCTGGTAAGTATACTCTGCCTTTTGCAATTATAGGGGAAATAATATTTAAGCGCATCATCTTGTCCGCATTGCCAGGATTGTACGACCGCACATTGAGTCCTGTGCGTTGTAAGTCTTGGATCAACGAGATGCCTGCGGACTTATCCTCGATGAGGATCATGTCAACTTTCTTGCCGTTGCCGAACTCGTCTGGGTCGCCATAAATCGAGCTGGATTCTTCGATGACTCGGGGACGCAGCTCGGGATATTGCAGATACTCCGTCCAGCAGTCGATGAGCATCACGCTCATAGGCTTGTCATCGTTGGGCTTGAACACTCCCCACACAGTGCATGCTGTTGGGTCGTTGTGCGTCTTCTCGGAAGTTGCACAGTCGTAACTTTGCAGCACATACTGAAACTGTGGCAGTGGTTTCTCCGAGTCCCACAATCGGAACCAGTCCCTCTTCACGATGCCAGACTCTTCGGGGTCAAGGATCTCTGCGTAGATTTCTTGGCGACCGAGCTTTGTGCCTTCGTACTGCACGATCTGTTCAAAGAACTTGGGCGCCAAGTTTTCACGATTGGCGTACGTGGAGGCGATCGTGTACGCAACGTCATCACCGTCTCGGTCCACCAGCTCCATAATCTTCGGTTTCGGTTTTGGCGTCGAGGTGCAGATGAGAAGTGGGTGTTGACCGAGTCGCATGCCGAATTGAATCATGTCCCACGAGTCGTCAAGGTAATCCCACGCAGCAAGTTCGTCGAGCCAACCACCATGAAACTGTGGACCTCGGAATCTTCCAGGCTCAGAGGCAGGGATTCCCTTTATGATCGAGCCATTGGTTAGCGTTATCTCGCTTAAGGAACTTTTGTAGTCTTGCACAATTTCAATCGGCAACACGTTCATTAAACCCGAGTCACCTTCAAAGCACACGTCACGCACGTCGGCTGACGTTGGTGCACTGACAAGCCACCTCGTCCGCTCTTGCGTCCACGCTTGCCACCAAGTCCACTCCGCAGCGGCACGTGTCTTACCTGCACCACGACCAGCGAGCAAAAGCCAAATTGACCACCACAGGTCTTTCGGTGGCACTTGATGCGCCTTTGCGGTACTGAGCCATGCGATTCGCTTTTCATACGCAAACTTCTTTGCGTCTGGCAACAACGTGAACTGTGCACGTGCACCAGCGAGGATAGCAGGATCGACAACTTGGTTCATTCGTCCAAATCTTCTTCAATTAAGGTTGTCTGTTGGGCGATGACTTTGCCAGTGGTGCGCCCATTCGAAATTTCATTGCGCATCGTCACGCCAATCTCAAGCGCATTTAGCAACTTGTCAAAGACTCGCTCATCAGCAACTTTTTCAGAATCGTCCGTGATGATCTGTTGTTGAATCGCTGTCAGCTTCGGATGGATGTAGGGCGCCAAGTCCCGAGCGATGGCGCATGCGGCAATCTTTTCGTCCTTGTCCCAGAAATCTTTCATGGTAAGGTACATAACCTCCAAGGGCGTCACAGTCATCATGTCGAGTTTGCCGAGCAAGCGCTCTCTGGCTTGGCGCTTTAGCGCCACTTGCCCTTTTTGGCGCCCACCTCGGCGCTTCGGTGCATCAATAACAGTCGTATTCGCTGACTCTGCCATTATTTTGCCCTTGTGAAAATAATCCAACTCAGCGAATTATGCGCTAACACTTGCGCAAAAGCAAACTTGAAAAAGTTGCGCAATTACACAATCTCAAACACGTGTCCATCAAATTCTGCTTTTTTCTCGACCTTGAGTTTTTTGCGGAACGATTGGTGCTTGTGCATCGGTAAATTCAACGCAACAAATGCAGCTGCAACGGACTTATACGTTTCATTCCCGACTTTCACTCCATGTTGCTTGTGTCTTGCTTCGGACATTTCATTCTCCAAATTTTCAGTTTCATTGTCCGACAATCCGAACAGTGACAATCCACATTTGTGAATCTGGTGGAAGTATGCCTGCAATTCTGAATAATGAAAAGTCTTCTCAATCTTCTTGTGACGCACTGTTTCCTCCGTTTAATTTCGAGATCCGTCGGTGGTCCGTCGGTGACCGACCGAGCTCAGAAAGTTCCCATTATGGTTTCCAATAAAAACAACAACTTGCACAATCTCGAGGTCTAAAAAGCACCGACGGAGCTTCCAACC